GCTTCACCTGGTTGGGCCTGAGTATGTACACAATGGTCAGATATTTTCGGCAGCTCAATCTCGTGACCAAGCCGCTATTCTTTTTAGCTTGTGCGCTAAGATGGTCAGGCTTTCACCAACGCTGTCACAATTTGTCGGCATACGTGATACGGCTAAACAGCTCTACTGTACTGAGCTTGGTACATTGTATAGAGCATTGTCTGCGGATGCCTCTACAGCTTACGGTTTAAGTCCGTCACTTATTATTCACGATGAGTTGGGTCAGGTTAAAGGCCCTAGGTCTGAATTGTTTGAAGCACTAGAAACAGCGGCTGGCGCTCAGGCTTCTCCATTGAGCATTGTAATTAGTACACAGGCGAGGACAGACAGTGACTTACTCTCAATTCTTATTGACGATGCTCTTGGTGGGGCAGACCCTACTATTAAAGTTATTCTTTATACGGCCCCAATGGAGGATGATCCGTTTGAAGAAGCAACAATCAAGAAGGCGAACCCACATTACAAGCTGATGAATAAAGCGGAAGTGATGAAGCAAGCGTCTGATGCCAAGCGGATGCCAAGCTCAGAGGCTTCTTACCGTAACTTAATTTTGAATCAGCGCGTAGAATCGTCAAATCCGTTCATAACTAGGACAGTTTGGCAAGAAAACGGTGAATTACCAGCAGAAATGGATGGATTATCATTTTATGCAGGTTTAGACCTTTCTTCTGTAAATGATTTGACTGCGCTTGTACTTGTAAGCGATAATGGAGATGTTCATTGTAGGTTTTGGTTGCCAGAGGAAGGATTAGCTGAAAAATCAAGGTCTGACAGGGTTCCGTATGATTTATGGGCTAAAGACGGTTATTTACTGACCACGCCTGGTCGTTCCATTGAATACGAATTTATTGCTTACGAATTGCGTGATATATTTAATACATGTAATATTAAACAATTAGCATTTGACCGATATAACATGAAGTTCTTACGGCCTTGGCTTGAGAAGGCTGGCTTTAGTGAAGATGAGCTTGAGAGGTTTGTTGAGTTTGGACAGGGATTTATTTCTATGTCACCAGCAATTCGTGAGTTAGAATCTAAATTATTACAAAAACAACTAAAGCATGGTAATCATCCTGTGCTTACAATGTGTGCAGCAAACGCTATAACAGTAAACGACCCTGCTGGTAATCGTAAGTTTACGAAACAGAAGTCTAACGGAAGAATTGATGGGATGCAAGCATTAGCTCAAGCGGTTGGTGTGATGCCTCAAGAAGCGGAAGCTGATTTTGATGAATATTTAAGGAACGCCATTTCACTATGAACTTTTTTACTAGAATTGGTAGTTGGATGCAAGAAGGTCTTAGGCGCATTGTAGGCGTTCAATACGGCATCCCCTCAGCTTATACCGAGCAATCAGCATCCCCAGTTACCTTTGACAGCGCAATGCAGCTTAGTTCCGTGTGGGCTTGCGTTAAATTAATCTCTGAAACAGTATCTAGTCTGCCACTAACCGTCTATAAACTCACTCCAACTGGTCGTAAGATTGATGCAAACCACCCATTAACATTGCTTTTTAACGGTAAAGTGAACCGTTATCAGACAAAAATAGAGTTTTTTGAAACAGTTTTGCTTAATTTGCTTACTTCTGGCAATTCTTACTGTTATGTGCAGAAAATAGGTGATCGCATAGTTGGTTTGCTGCCATTGATGTCAGCAGACATGACAACCACTCTTTTAGAGAACGGCTCACTTGTTTATGAGTATGTTACCGATTCTGGTGTGAATGTTTACTCTGAAAGCAACATTTGGCACTTAAAATTGATGGGCAACGGTGTTATTGGCCTTAGCCCACTAGCCTATCAACGAAATACACTAGGAATTGCCCAAGCAGCCGAAGCTGCCGTTACGAATATATACAAAAATGGCGCTAAACCGTCAGGTGTGTTGTCAATGGACAAGTTCCTAACTCAAGAGCAGCGTGATTTGGTTCGTAGCAAGTTCTACAACTTATCAGCAGGTTCAGAAGAACGCTTGATGGTGCTTGAAGGTGGCATGAAGTTTGATGCAATCAGCTTATCACCGCAAGACATTGAGTTGTTGGCTTCTCGCCAATTCCAAATAAGTGAGATATGCCGTTGGTATGGTGTGCCTTCTGTAATGATTAACGATACATCAAGTTCTACCGTGTGGGGTTCAGGTATTGAGCAGATTGTGTCTGGATTCTACAAGTTGACATTAAGACCATTAATGGAGAAAATCGAGGCATCTATTTTAATCAACTTAATGAATCCAAATGATGCTCAGCGCCATGAGGTCGAATTTGATTTTAATGCACTTACTCGTTCTGACTTGAAAACAAGGTTTGATTCGTATCGTGTTGGTATCTACGGTGGATTTATGACACCTAATGAGGCTAGAAGGTTAGAAGGTATGCCAGATGAAGATGGTGGAGATAGCTTATACATGCAAGGTGCAAACATGAAACTAACGGACATTGAAACTAACCCATTGGGGGCTACAAATGGAAACCAAACAAATATCACTATCTAATACGGAGCTAAAATTCGTAGGCAATGCTTTTGCCTTTAGCGGATATGCTTCTATGTTTAACGGTATTGATTCTTATGGCGATACGATTGAACCAGGCGCTTATAAGAACACATTAGAAGGGCGCGAACGACCAGTTCGCATGCGCTGGAATCATTATGGCGATATTATCGGCAAGTGGACTAGCATACGCGAAGATGAAAAAGGTCTATATGTAGAAGGCGAATTAACGCCTGGGCATACTAAGGCGGCAGACGTATTTGCATCATTGAAACACGGTGCAATTGATGGTTTATCTATTGGTTATCGCGTAAAAGCATTTAACCAGTTAGATAACGACAGACGCTTACTTAAAGAAATTGATTTGGTAGAAATTAGTGTAGTTGAAGAACCTGCTGACTTAGCTGCTCGTATTTCAGAAGTTAAATCAGCATTAGAAGCGGCTAATTCACTAAAAGAAATCGAGGGCTTACTGCGTGATGTTGGCGGCTTCTCAAGGGTTGATGCGAAGCATCTTGTTAGTAAAATCAACTCCCTAAATCAGCGTGAAGCTGAGGCGGAAAAACAAAAACAAGATATTGCAAGTTTATTACTTAAATTTGGCATTACGCCTAACAAATAAAGGATACTATCATGTCTGAAGAAATCAAAACAATGTTGGAAAGCGGTTTAAAAGCCCTTTCTGAAAAACAAGTTGCTCTTGAGAAATCAATGGCTCAATACCACGGTCAATTAGATGAGAAATCTAAAGTTGATACAGAAGTTAAATCAGAAGTTAAACAACTTTCTGAAGATTACTCTAAAATCAATGCAGAAATCACAGCTTTGGGCCAAAAATTAGCTGAAGGCGTAAAAGCCAAAGAAGAATCAGTTATCGTTACTGCTGGTGAAGAATTCGTTAAATCAGAACAGTTCAAATCATTCCTAAGCGCAAATAGCCGCAATGCTATCATCCGCATGGAAGTGAAAAACACTGTTACTTCTGGTTCTACAACTGCTTTCCCATTGCAACGTGCTGGTATCATCCCAGGTAACTTTGCTCCTGTTACTATTCGCCAAGTATTACCTTCAATCGGTGTTACTAGCAACATGGTAAACAGCCTACGCGAAGCATCATGGACTAACGATGCTGCTGGCGTTGCTCAAGGTGCTGCTAAACCTGAATCAGATGTTACATTTGAACAATACAATGTAGCAATTGAAACTGTAGCTCACTGGATTAAAGTATCTAACCAATTATTGGCTGATGCTCCTGCTGTTGCTGCTTACATCAACACACGTTTACGCGATGGCTTAGCTCAAAAAGTGGACAGCCAATTATTGAACGGTGACGGTACATCTCCTAACCTATCAGGTTTGACAGACACAGGTAACTTCACTGCTTACACTGCTACTGCTGGTGATTTGCTAGTTGATGCTATCAACCGTGCTAAATACCAATTGTGGGCTATTGGTCGCGCACCAGACACAGTTATTGTTAACCCTGCTGATTGGGGCGCAATGGAGCGTACTCGTGAAACATACACTGGTGGTTCTGGTGAGTATCTATACGGTATGCCTGGCATGTCTGCTGGTATGAACCCATTTGGCGTTCAAATCGTGTTGTCAAACAACATGGCTGCTGGTAAATTCTTGATTGGTCAATTGAATGGCTCTGCTATTGCTTATGACCGCCAAGGTTCTACTGTTGAAATGGGCTACATCAACGATGACTTCACTAAAAACTTAGTGACAATCCGCGCTGAAGAACGCCTAGGTCTTGGTGTTGACCGCCCTACAGGTATCTTGTACGGTAACTTCACTGCTTAGTAGTTGAATTAAGGGGAGCTGGAGAAATCCGCCTCCCCTTTTATCTTTTAGGGGATATTATGTTAGTTAAAACACTTAAAGTAATTTACCATGACCGTTTAGGTAAAGTTGGTATTGGCCAAGAGGTTGATTTGCCTAAAGACCAAGTTGATATGTATTTAGAAAAGAAAGCTGTAGAAGTTTATTCTACTAAAGTAGCTGAACCAAAAATTGAAGCTGTTAAAGAAACAGTTGAAGCTGTTAAAGCAACAAAAACAAAAGCTAAATAATTATGAATACAAAATTTCCATTTTGGCAAGGGCTTTTAAAACTACTTACAGACATGGGTGATGGCACCCATGCTGAGAGAGTGGAGGCTTATCCGCCTAAAGTCCTAATGACGGATGGAAATGGTACATACGCTCGTATGCGTGTTGATGTTGGTCAAACTGGATTTTTTGCTGGCCGTGAGGCTAGGACTTTCTATGAGTTTTCAATACCAACAGGTCAAGAACGAGTTATTAAGGTTGTAGCGCCAATTAATACTATTGTTCAAAATTTCGGTGGTGAATTGCATTTAGCTGAGATGAGAATTGAATTGCGTTATGGTGGAACAGAAGGCGGTACGTTTGGTACAGCATTGCCAATATTTAAAACAAATACTATGAGTTCCGCGTCTGCTTATACGCCACAAATAACAATGGCAACTGGTGGTACACATACTGGTGGCACTACTGTTGATTTATTACATTTATTTAGTGGAAACAATGTTAATAAAGCAGTTGATAGCTCTGCATCAGAAGAACAGCCACAAGGTTTTGCTCCTGGAACATATTATATTCATTTGATTAATATTGATGGCGCAACAGCAACTGGTATATTTAGAGCCAGATGGGAAGAAAGACCTTAATATTTACATAGTCAAAAAACTTAATGTATAATGATTGTAGATAATTGAATAGATACTAATGGGGTAAGTTATGCCAGCAGCAAATTATGATATATATATTGAGCAAGGTGCAACTTACTACCAAGAATTTATATGGAAAGATAGTAATGGAGTGGCCATTAATTTGTCAACATATACTTCTCGTATGCAAGTACGTCAAGTTAAGACAGAAAATGTCATATTGAACCTTACCAATACAAGCGGAATGACGCTAGGGTCTGATGGCTCAATTAAAATATCTGTTTCAGCAACAACTACATCAACATTGCCAACATTAGGCGCTAGGTATGACCTAGAGTTACAAAGTGCAGATGGAACAGTAACAAGACTACTTCAAGGAGAGGTTGTTATTTCAGCAGAGGTTACTCGATGACCGATGTTGTTGAAATTATCCGTGATTTAGCTCCTGAAATTGTTGAAATATACACTGAGCAGCAACCTGCAATAGTAAATATTGTAGCCGTTGGCCCACAAGGGCCACAAGGCCCATCTGGTTCAAGTAACATTGCTGGTTATCCAGTTTCTGCGTCAGGTTTAATAAACGGAGATGTATTGGGTTTTAATGGAGCTGCTTGGTTTAATAGGCGGCAAGAATCTCTAGCAGATGGTGGAAATTTTTAATTAAGGAATTATCATGGCAAATACAATCAGAGTTAAACGTAGGGCTAGTGGCGGTGGCGCTGGCGCTCCAGCATCTTTAGAAAACGCTGAATTAGCGTTTAACGAACAAACGAACATTCTGTACTACGGAACAGGCACTGGTGGCTCTGGCGGTTCTGCTACTAGCGTTATTGCCATTGCTGGTAATGGCGCATTTGTCGATACGTCAACTAATCAATCTATTGATGGTACTAAAACATTTTTAGATACGATTGATGGTTCAATAAACGGAAATGCTGGCACCGTAACGAATGGTGTATATACAACTGATACAGCCACAGTAACTAACACAATGTTGGCTGGCTCAATTGCCAATGCTAAATTAGTAAACTCAAGCGTAACGGTTGGTACAACAGCTATTGCTCTTGGTGCATCATCAACTACATTGGCTGGCTTAACTTCAGTCACATCAAGCAGCTTTGTTGGCCCTTTAACTGGTAATGCCTCAACTGCAACTACTGCTGCGGCTTTAACTACAGGTCGCACAATTGCAATTACAGGCGATTTAGCTTACACAAGTCCATCATTTGACGGTTCAAGTAATGTTACTGCAACAGGCACATTGGCAACGGTCAATAGCAATGTTGGCACATTCTTAAAAACAACTGTAAATGCTAAAGGTCTTGTAACTGCTGCGGCTTCTGCAAACATCAATGATTTGACTGTTCCAACTGCTGATTACGCTTTTGGTGGTTTTAAAATTACTGGTCTTGCTGACCCAGTTTCTGCACAAGACGCGGCAACTAAACAATATGTTGATAGCGTTGCACAAGGTTTAGACCCAAAAGCATCATGCGTTGCGGCTACAACTGGGCCAATTACATTATCAGGCGCACAAACTATTGATGGCGTTTCTGTTGTTGCTGGTGACCGTGTATTGGTAAAAAATCAATCAACTGCTTCTGCAAACGGTATTTATGTTGCTGCTGCAAGCACATGGTCACGCGCAGCAGATATGGATGATTGGGCTGAAGTGCCAAATGCGTTTACATTTATTGAAGATGGTACAACTCAAGCAGATACAGGTTGGGTTTCAACAGCTAATGCTGGTGGTACACTAGGTACAACAGCAATCAATTTTGTTCAATTCTCAGGTGCAGGTACTTACACTGCTGGCGCTGGTTTAACATTAACTGGCGGTGAATTTAGCATTACTAATACAGCCGTTACTGCTGCATCTTATGGTTCAGCAAGCAATACTTTATCTGCTACCGTAAACTCACGAGGTCAATTAACAGCGTTGTCAGCTCAAGCCATTGCTATTGCTAATACGCAAGTTAGTGGTCTTGGCACAATGTCAACACAAGCGGCAAGCAATGTGGCAATCACAGGCGGTTCAATTGACGGAATAACTATTGACGGTGGCACATTCTAAGTAATATTAACCCTGCTATATAGCAACGAAAGGGAAGCCAAATGGCTAATGTAATCAAACCAAAGCGTTCTAATACTGCCGCTAAAGTGCCTAACACATCTGAGTTGTTATCAGGTGAGTTAGGTGTAAACATGGCAGATAAAAAAGTTTACATCAACAATGGTACATCTGTTGTTCAAGTCGGGGCTGGCGTGTTGTCAGCCCTTGGCGATGTAACTATAACTTCACCAACAAACGGTCAAAGCCTGTCTTGGAATGGCACAGCATGGGTTAATTCTGCTGGCGGAACAGGAACGGTAACAAGCGTTGCCACAGGAACAGGCTTATCAGGTGGCACAATAACAACAACAGGCACAATATCGCTTGCCAATACAGCAGTTACCGCAGGTTCATATACCAACACAAACATTACCGTTGATGCACAAGGGCGCATTACGGCGGCGGCAAATGGTTCAGGTGGTAGTGTTACTAGCGTTACAGGCACAGCCCCCGTTGTTTCAAGTGGTGGCGCGACACCTGCAATAAGCATGGCGGCGGCATCAAGTGGTGTTAATGGATATATGACAGGGGCTTATGCAACTAAACTTGACGGAATAGCGGCAGGCGCAACCAATGTAACCAATACAAACCAACTAACCAATGGTGCTGGGTTTATTACAAGTTCAGGAACATCTGCGGCTTGTAGTGGTAACGCGGCAACGGCTACAAACGCAAGTCAATTAAATAGTCTTACTAAAGTTCAAATGTGGAACAATAGTGGGCAAAATCATGCAACTTATCAATCTTTTGGTGCTATACCTGATTTTGGTGTTTGGTTTATGCAAAATTCTGCGGCTGGCGATGTTCCGCAAAGTGGTCAGTTTTATACTAATTCTGTTGGGCTTGGAAATGATTATGCTTATTCGCAATATGCAATGCAAACTGCCATTTTGCGAAACACAACAAATCCTTATCAATGGATTAGATATAAAGAAGCAACATCTTGGGGGGCATGGACTAAAACTGCGGCTGGATATGCGGACACAGCAGGTTCATCAGCATCATGTTCAGGCAATGCGGCAAGTGCATCATCTGTTGCCGCATCAGGCATTACAGGTCAAACAGGGATGTGGACAAGTGCC